AGTTCCAGCGAGGTGGCCTCTGCCGTAACCAGATTCACGCTCTTGACATAGAGCAACCGCATGGTTCCGGCATCCACGGGCGGCGGCAGGAATTGCAGTTCCACTGGCCGGGTTTCTGCAATCGAATAGGCGAATGGCGTTTTGGGCGTCATCGGCCAGAGATAATTCGTGGCATCTGCCGCAGCCCCGTCTTCTCTCCTGAGAGGCGTGTAGATGCCGCTCCCGTCCAACCACGCAACCCGCTGGATGCCCACTATCGAGTCATTCAGCGTCGTCCTGCCGTCCGTGGCAGGCAGCACGTTGAAACTGCCATCCGTCAGGGGGAGCAAGGCGTCAATGACAAACTGGTTGCGTGCCCGTTCGATAGCGGAGGTGATTTGCCCGACAGTGAACTGAACCGTCATGCCGGTGCCTGCAACGCCGTTGGCAGGCTCCAGCAAGTGATACTGGATCTCACGGGCGATTTCGCCCATGGTGATGGTTCTGGGGCGTAGCGTGGGAAACTGCGTGTTGAGGTCGTAGAACGCGGTGTTCGCAACCGTATTGAACGTGCCGCGTTCCCGCCAATAGGAGGTTAAGGCTCCCCAGTAGAGCAGAGCCTCGTTGATTGTCCGGTTGACTTCGCTGGTTGCCCAGTATGTAGACGCACCCGTGCCTAGAGCCTCAAGGATCTCTGTGGCAAGGGCCGATCTAGTAACCTGAGCATAAGCCACGGCTCACCCTCTGAGCTTAGGCCCCGCCCTTGTAGCTCCCTTTCGTCCCCGGCCCAGTGATGTTCTCACCGCCGCTGGAACTCGGAGCACCGTCCTTCTCGCTGTACGTCTTAGTGCCCGCGCTGCCCTTCTTCCCTACATTCACTGCATTCATCGGAGTCTTGATGTCCCCGACTTGCGTTCCTTCTTTTCCAGGACTTGCCATGTTTTCTCCTTCAGTTAAGTGTAGCCATTACCACAAAATTGGTGCGTGTTGTTGCTGCCATGCCCCGTCTAGCCACGGAACCGGCATTCTAGCCAGATTCCAGTACGTCAGATCGGTTTCGGCAATGTCATCGTCGCGCTTCTCCATCTCGTAGATCAGCGTTTCTGCCTTGTTTCCGTGCTGCCTAGCCAACACTAGATCGTAGTACGGGTTTCGCGTTGTCTCCGTCCCCGGAAACTGAGCGCACTTCTCCAGCGCCATCTCCAGCAAAACGTCACCCCTCAACCCGATGGGCTGTGGCAGATTCGGCTTCTCATCCGTCAGTTCGTCTAGCCGCATCACGTAAATGTACGGGTAGACGTACTGAGAGTTGACTGGCCGGGGCCACATCTCATAACGGGCCACTGAGGGCACGGTTTCTGCCGTGCATTGAATGATGAACACGTCCCCGAGAATGTACGTGTCCGCAGGGAAGTAGATTTGCACCCCATTCGACAGATCGAGCGCATTACTGTCGGGCACTGCTACTGCTGTCGTGTAGGCCCCGCTATCCTTTTTCCACTTGAAGACGAGTGCGCCGCCTGGAGCGCCGCCTGTGGTGATTTCAACCGTGTAGACGGAGTTCGCCGGGTAGGTGTAGCCATAGCTTGAGACCGAGACTGGCGCTGGTCCGGTGCCCCTGACTTGGAGTACAGCGGCAACTTTACCGGAGTAGGTCGGGGTGTAGTCGAGGAACGACGCGGCATAGCTTAACCCTGACTGAAACCGCTGCGGATCGGCCACAGCGAGTTCCGATTGACTGACATTGTGCCAAACCCGGTAGTTCGCCGCCGAGTTGACTATCGCGTAGAAGTGATGCAAGTCGGTCGGCACCGAGAAATAGCAGGTAAAAAGCTCGTAGGCCAACGCTGCTTGGGTTGGCCCTGACCACGGGCGGTCTAGTTCGATTTCCGTGGCCGAAATGTACTTCAGGATAGTGTAGGTCGGATAGTTGGACCCGCCCGTAGCGCCCACGCGAATCTGGCGTCCTGCCATCGCTGCCGTGAACGTCGTTCCGGCTCCCGTGACCGTAGTGCTATCCGCAGTAACAGTGACGGTGCCGGTGTTGTACAGAGCAGCCGGATAGAAGGAACTGGCCTTGCGAAGCCACGACCAGTCCCTTCTATCGACCAGTTGCGCGAACGCAGTCTTGACGAGATCCTGTGCCAGCCCCGGCCCTATGGCCGGAGATCGCAGCAGGAGCCGATTCCAGATGGATGTGAAGTTGTCGGCCACAAGAAGGAGTCCTCCTTCAATAGCCGATGACGATCACACTCACTGTGCCGGCGGTTCCAGAAAACGTAACCACCCCGGCAGCAAAGGTACAACCAGCGGCGTTGACCCCATCGCTGTTTACGGACACCGCCTCAATGTGATTTAACCCGGTGTCCCACGTATCGCCAGCAACGGTGAATGTTCCGTTGGAGGTGACCATCCGCTTGCTGCCAATCACAGAGCGAGTTACGTCAGTCGCGGTATAGGCCATGTTGTCCTCCTTTACGGAATGTTCGGAATGTCCACGTCAACACGTGTCACAGCAGCGGCAGTTACACCGCGTACAATTCCGATTTTCTTAAAGGTCGAAGCAGTGCCCACATTGACGTGTGTCATGCGGGACGTGCTGACTGTGGCATCGGCTACGGCGGTGTCTCCAACTACGTTGTCGCCACCATCGTCTGCAACTGGGATATTATCCCCACGTTGCAAGATGCAGATGTAGTTGCCTGCGGTCGCCGCGCACCGGAAGATCCCTGCCACGAAGTTTGGAGCACCCGCAGCCAACCCAATAGCCTGAAGGTTGTTGTTCGTGACGAGGTACTTGTCCTGGTCCTTCCAGAACGCCACCTGATTGGCGGCAACAACGCCGACAGCCGTGCTAGCCGTAGCGCCCGAATCCAATTGAACGACCTGATACGCCCGGTCGTTGCAGTCAAAGGCTGCGCCGAGATCGCCCGGTGCATAGAGCGAAGTCTCGTTCATCGTGTCGGGGTCCCCGTTGGGGATGTAAGGGCTGATGATGCGATTGGTGTTTGGCATGTTATTCTCCTAAGTCATGTCCTTTCATCAGCTTGCAAATCCGTAAATCTGTTTGTGATACCTGGGGATCAGCGTAAGCTGATGAGCCAAGAGGACCTGACCGATGACGATGGTGTTGTTCCCGGCAGGGATAAAGTCTCTGAATCCGCCGCCGAAAATCTCGTCGTTCGAGACGTAGTAGTTCAGGAACGGCTTGCGGGCGTTCAAGATCCACAAGGTTTCCTCGGTTGCACCGAGGTTGCCGAACGGATATGCCACAACCACACCGCCTGAAGTCTCCGTCAAGAACATGACTGCCGCCTTGTCTGCCGTGCCTGCCAGCGCAGGGCCGGTCAGGTGAGAGCCGGGGCAATAGCGGGAAGCCACCACGGTTGCGCCGTTGAAGGACATCCCACGGAAGCCGACGCCGACTTCCAGTTTGGTGTCCTGGAACCGTTGCTGCGTCTGAAACTTTGACTTGACGTAGCTGTAGCCCTTGGGAGTGGTGACGATGAGGTTCGGTTCGTACTCGCCGGAGCCGTAGAAGCAGTCCATGTAGCCGCTGTCGAGCGTATCGTACTCGATAGCTGCGCCGGCCAGATCCACGGGCACCGAGTCCAGCGAAGGCGTGAAGGTAGCGCGAGTCAACTGTCCGTAAGTGGTGTACGTTGACCCATTCCATGACGCCGTAGCCCCGTCGTTGATCGCTTCCGCCAGCCCGTTCACGTTGTTCACGTAGTTGGCGTTGATGCCTTCCATGTAGGTGCCGATGCTCACGAAGGCTCCGAGAGCCATGTAAGCCTCGTCAACACGGGCTTTCAGCAGACTGACTGCCGCCAACGGCCCCTTGTTGAACACCCGGAAGTCTTCCATGTAAAGCGGCACGGAAACCTGTGCCAACTTCACGTCGAAGCGGGCCTGCCGTTCGGTCTGCTTCTGGGTTACGTTGAACTGCTTGCCCTTGGCGTAACCACCGCCAATCATGACATCGGTGATGATGTTTTCGTTGATCGTTGTGCCGCCCGAGAAGTCTTCCTTGAGATTCTGCCGCAGAAAGAAGTTCAGCGGATCTTGATTGAAGATGGCATCAACGAGGGCCGGGTTCTTGCGGATATAACGTCGCGTGGTGACGTTTATCTGGTCCAAATTGTCGAGACCTGGCACTGTGATTCTCCTTGTTTAACGGCCAGATCCCGACACCAACTCGGAAAAAGGCCATTATTTCTTCGTCGCGCCAACCCAGACATCCATGAGTTCCGCATTGAGGTCCTGCGGCGTGTCAGTGGGCCTGGGGGCGAAAATAGGTGCTGCTTCGGGAACGACTTGATCGACCGGCAAGCGGAACTTGCTTCGCACATCCCGTTCGATCTCTTCCCGCATTTTCTTCTTTTCCTCTTCCAAGGCGAGTTTCGCCCGTTCCTCAACCTTTGGCCGGATGTACTCCTGATATGCCATCGGTATCGGGATTCGCTTCTCTTCCGCGATCTTCTCGATCTCATTGAGGCTAGGCTTCTCGCCAAACCGGGCAACGTAGTCGGCGGTCACTTCCGACACATCCTTGACGACTCCCGCCAAGCGGCCTCCCATCTCTTGGGAAAACTTCGCAAGGTCTTCCTTCGAGACGTACTTGGAAGCATCGAAATCCGGTGGTGCCCCACCGTTGGCGGCTGCTGCCTTTAGAGCATTGAGTTCATCCACAACCGCCTGATACTGAGCACTTGCCTTGGTGTACCAGTCGTCATACTTGGTGACCTTCTCTTCCGCTGCCCGAACGCGCCCGAGTTGAGCGTTGTAGTCTTCCGTAGCCGTCTTGACGAGGGCGTTCAGCTTGGGAGAGAGTTTGTCGTTCGCGGCGATTTTATCGAGGGCGGAACTGACTTGTTCATCGCTCAGTCCGGCCTCTTGGAGCGCCGAAACCATGTACTCCTTGAAATTTTGCATTATTGTCCTTGAGGTGGTGACGGGAGATACCCGCTCCCAGTAATCGCAGGACTAGTAGGAGCTTGAGCACCCGCGCCAGCATCCATCGCTGACGGTACAGCCATCCGAAGTTTGCTGATACCTTCGGCGGCGATTGGGGCCAAAGAAGGCAAGGCTAGCGCCAGCTTCTTGTACCCATCTTCGATTTGCTGCACGAACTGCATGAAACTTGGCATACCCCCGCTAAGAGGGCTGGTTTGCGGGGCCTGTGCCCCTACGTTTTCAGGGAGCGGAGGTAGAGAGGTCATGACGTTTTCTTGCCTTTCGCCCGAGCATCCATCCTGGCTTGACGGATGTTTCCTTTCATTGCGATCTTACCGCCCTTACGCATCGGGCTAGCAATCCCCTCTGATTTATCGTCCTTGTCGCACTTCTCCATCTTCATAGGGGCCTCTCTCTTGGAATACTACCACAAGTTCCTGAAATCCTCTTTCGTGTCAACCAGATTCACTCATCTTGATACGCGGAAGCTGTTGGCCGGACGCTTTTCGGCCCGCTGCGTTTACATCTCCGTTTAACCCCAACTCAGCCTGATAGACAAGCCGTTCGGGTATGGTACGCACGTTGTCCGGCAGCACGCCTATGTTCGGGATGCCTAGAATCTCCCAAAGCGTGAAAATGTCCATCCATCCGGCGCGGGTCAGTTGCAGATAGATCATCTTCTGCTCAACCTGCGCGGCGTTCAACATGGAGCCGGGGCTGATCTTGAAGATGAACAAGCGCAGTAACTCGCGTGCCCTGTCGTACTTCGGGCGCGGTCCACGCATCAGCGATTCTGATTTCAGCGTTCCGTCTGCCCCAAAGTCCTCACCGTGAATGAAGTCAGGGATTAAGCTGCCTGGGTCAAAATCAAAGTCATCCTGCACTACCCCGCTAGGGCCAAGCGTGATTACCCGCGTAGTCATAGTGTAGAACTGCGTGAAGCAGTAGGCCAACTGCATCGCCAGATTGCGTGTGAACGCCTCTAAAATGCGGCTACGCGCCCTCAACGCCGGGGTCATCGAGTTCAGGATAGTCTCTACCGTGCTAGTGGAGGGAAGTTGCTTCAGGTTCATGATTTGCTTGAGGTCGAATGTCCCTGAAAGCACTTCCATCTCTTCGATGATCCACTTGATGTGTTCCCAGATTGAGTTGTCCAACGGCGGCGGGTTCTGGATCTGAATGCCTTTTCCGGCTAACGGGTTCTGGTAGATTTTCCAACCGGCCCTGCGGGTGTCGAACGACTCATATTGCGCCCTGGAAACACTGTTCTTGTCGTGTATCGAACCGGGCTGTGCCACTTGCGCGGCATGGTCATCGACAACCCGCAAAAGCCGGTTGAGGGAGGTCTGAAGACGCAACAGATCCCACACCGGAGCGCGGCCAAGCCAACTCCACGGATACGGGTTCAGCGTGAGCTTGATGATTGGAAACTGATTGTGCCAGTAGAAGCATGGGCCGTCGTAGAGGATGTCCGTGCCTACCCAAACCATCATCCTTCGATTCGGGTAAACCGGATCACCGACTTCCACCTTGTACGACCAGTTGTTCAGGGACTTTTTCTCGCCGGTTTGCGGATCGGTTTCCCACTCGCCCATGTAGAGAGGCCCATCCGTAAACTTCTCCTTCATGTCCTCTCGGGTGTTCCTGCGATTGTCCTTGAGGTAGCAGGTGTAAAGAGTGACCGTAGGAATACGCGGGATGTCCTGCTCTGCGCGGCCCGACTTGCGGAATTTCCAAATGGGACTGATGATGTCCGCTGCGGAGTCCCGCATCTTGTTCAACCAAGTCAGACTGGAGCCGTCCGACTCAGCCTTCACGTCTTTGTTGTACTTGTCCCGAATATAGTTGACAGGAACCTTGCGCTTGACGATCACCCCAAGGCAGGACTCTAGCGATTCGTATCCGATAGGCCGAATAGGGAGTACGTTTCGGGGGTCTTCGGCTCTGGCGTCAATATCACCAATTTCGGAGTTCCAGTACAGATGCAAGTAGCCGGTCCCTGCTGCAACGTAATACTTGATGACATCGGCCAAGCGCAGGTCAATGTTGCGGCGCTGATACCAGAAGGTGGCGAGTTTTCCATAGATTTGCGCGTGCTGCTCGAAGCGGCGATTTGCCACCGAGTAGTCCCAAAACGGCTTGGTGTCTGTCATCAGAGCGGCCAAGTCTTCCGCGATCTTGGCTATTCTGTTGGTGCGAGTCTGTGAAAGAGGGTTCTTCGGATCGAACTCGTATGCTTCATCGACGCTCATGATAGCGTCAATGGACCTGCCGATTTGATCGAAGCCAGGTTGAGCGGTTAAGAAGGCTTCCCCTTCGCGTACCGCCTCATTCAACCAGGAGAGCGTTGGATCGCCTACGTTAGCGCCTTCTGGCGCAGAGGGATAGCTTAGGTCGCTCATCAAACCGTATTATGCCACGGAAATCCGTCAAAGCAGATTGTTTACGGAATCGTAGTTGGAGACTTCATGCCTGACTCCGCATTGTTTCTCGACGGCGCGGATCTCGGAAACGGTCTTGAGTTCCTTGTACTGGAAGCCCGCTTGCTGCATTTTGGGGTGAATCTCGCGGTCAGCACGGCCAGGGATGCGAATTTCTCCTGTCGCTGGGTTCTCTAACACGCGAACACGCTCTGAGTAGTGAATGGCAGTCTCTCCGGTCCAGAAAGGGCCGAGTTGATGCCCTCTACCTCGGCAGTTGAACGGCCATTCGCCAATTTTCGGTTCGTATCCGCAGTCAGGACAAGGCATTTACCACCCCACGAAGCTGTGCGCCCACTCGATGACGCGATCATGCAGGAATTTGTCGAAATCCTGCCGGATACACCGGCTTTTGAGCCTCGTTACGAGTCCCGGCTCCAGTGTCACCTCAACTCCATTGACGGAGATGCTGGTGGCCTGCTTCAGTGCGGCCAACAGGTCCTCTTTGGTTTGGATATTGCGTCCAACGAGCTTGTTGATGGCTAGCAAATCGTCCCAATCGAGGCAAACAGGTGCAGTTTCCACAACATCATCCAGTTTTTCAATCCACTTCAGTTTTGACATGGGAATTAGCTCCGCTGATGCAGTTCCTTGGACTGCTTGGCGGCTTCTTTCTTCAACTTCGCGGCGGTCGGATGCTTGAGGATGCCAACAAGGTGCTTGTGCTCCTTGATGAAGGCTTTTTCGGACATTTTGACGGATTTCATTTCACCAACTTGTAGTTTCGCTTGATGACGCCGTGGAAGAACTCGCCCGCCGAACGATACTTCATCCAGTTGGTGAATGCTTCCTGCGGGACATCGGCGTAGTTGTAGGTTTTCCCGTTTCTGAAGGTCACGGCAACTACCTTTTTGTCCGGTTGGTAGACCGCCGATTCGATGTGATGCGACTTTTCAGGCTTGAACGATAGCGGGTCCATGGCTCTTACCAGAGTTTACCCCAACTTTCAGCGTACATCTCCTGAATTTCGTTCATCGTCATGTCCGTAAGCTGCGGATCGACCATCGGAACGTCCTTTCGGACGGTCTCCTGCGTGCGTTCCACGTCCATGGACCACGAATTTGCCACCCACAGCGCCAGATTGAAGGCCCGCACCCGATCATCATGCCCCGTGGGGTTCTCCCCGTACTGCTTTTCGAGATTCATCCGGCAATCGGCGTACTCTTCGGCTAGAAACGGGCTACGAACGCGCACTTGCTTCAGGTTGATGTGCCGGGAAGCCTTCACCCAAAGATCCCGATTGGTACGCGGAGAGGCGTGCCAGCCAATTGACTTCGTGGGCGAGGCCGGAGAATCGGCGTAATACTCCCACCGGAACTGGTTGGTGTAGCCAAGCTCCAACATACGCTGCATGGTCATCCCGCCAGGTCCAGGGAAAATCTCCAAAATGCACTTGCACTGGTCCTCTTCCGTGCCGGCGTACATGCGCCCAAGCACATTAGCAATCTCCCCGATCTCCGTAGCGTCCACCGGAGCGGCAAACTCAGCCACCTGCGTATCAGGATTGCCGTTCTTGCCGATCTTCACTACCTCGATGGCTCCGTTGTCGGTTTTCAGGTCTTCCTTGCTCCGCGCAAAGCGATTCCAGCCAGTCCTGCCCACAGTCGGGTCTATCCCCATGCAATACGTGAAGGATTTCTCGGGTGGCTCCCACATCCAGAGGATTCCACGCGCATCGCCATCGTATTCCTCAGTGCCTAGCTTTTCGAGTCGGCCCGACGCGCCAACCGTGTAGAGGTCCCCGAAATAGCTCACAGCCACCCTCCGACGCCTGCCCGTGGATTCACAGAGACCTGATAAGGCATCCCCAACTGCGTACCCGCCCGCATCCACTCGATTGTCTCAAGCGGCAACGCAGAGCCGGTGCTGTGCTGGAAGCTCTGCTCTGGAGTGGCGCAGTAATTGGTCAGGAACATGTGCAGAGTGCCTTCCTTGCGGTTCTGCTCATATTCCGTTTCCCACCAGTACAACTGATCCCTAGATAGGACCACCTTCTTCCCGGCGTAGTCTGGACTGGTGCGTTCCACCAGTTCGGCATGTTCTTGTGCCACGACCCCCGGAGTCCATTCCCCAGGAGCCGCCCGCCTATACTTCTTAGACTCTATGTACCAGGGAGTGAAAATGTACAACCAATGCGTAAACCCGTAATGTTTCAATCGGATGTCTTCGGTGAACTCGTGCCAGAAGTCCCCTCTGCCGTTCGCTGTTGACTCAAATCCGACAAAAGTGCTAGGAGCCTGCGGAACTGCCGGCAGAAAGTCGAATTTCAGCCGGTAGGCGTTCGGCCAGAGTGCCACTTCGGTCATGTGGGAAATGTCGAACTGCTGGCCGGTGCCGACGCCCGCCTGCTGATTGGCCTGCTGGTAACTGATGCGCGATTTCAGCCCCTCGAAGGAGATGTGCTGGTCTTTCACGTCGAACTCGATCCGGGGGTTCAGAAAAAGAGGCAAATTGTCCAGAATCACCTTGTCGCGGACGTAGAGTTCGTGCTTTTTCTGCTCGTCAAGGGAGGCCGCGATGCAGCGGGTCAATTTCCGGGTGGTCATGCGATGCACGGAGATCATTCGCATGATCGCGGTTGCTCCCAACTGCCTGGATTTGTGCCAAACGCTCAAAATGCCGTCGCTGAAGCCATGCTTGCCGTATTCCTCGTAGATTTCCTCTTCCCGCTTGGCAATCAGTTCCAGCGCCCGCCGCTGGCTTTCCCAGAAGTCAATGGGGCCGACCCCGCCGCCAGCGGAAGCGTCGAGTTCCACAAAAGCGTATCGAGCAGCCCAGTAGCGGAAATCATTCCGGCAAAGTACGGTTTCTGAGCGAATGAACTCTTGCTCGTCATCGCGGAACTCACGTTCCTTGGCGATTTGGTTCAGTTTAGTGGAAATGGAGATGGAAGCGTCAACGCTGCGGGGCGTGACCTTGACGCCGCGTTGAGCCAGTGTGAAGAGACGCTTTTCGGCAATTGCAGGAGAGTACAAAAGTCACTTCCCTACTTTATGACCCCGATTGTCTTCCAGAAATCCACCCAACGGTCCCACGCCTCGATGCCCCGCTTGTCCCAGGCATCCCGGGTTTCCTGGCTCATGGTGGCACGGGTCTGAACCAAATAGTTGAACAAAGCGACCACGATCTGTTCACCAGGGATGGTTCCAGAGAACGATAGCTTTAGGTCGAGTGGTTCGGGCATGTCACTCTCCTAAACTCCGAAGAACTGCCGCAGGGCCTTGATCCCTGCAAGGATCTCGTCAAGTTTCGCTTGCCCCGGTTCAACCGGCACATCGGCTTTCTTCACGACTACCCATCCAAGTCCGAAAGCGTGCTGAAACTCCTCGTCGGAGTTCAATAGCCGCACCGGAACAGGACCTTCCTTGGACGATGACACGACTTGCGGATCGGCCTGCCATCGGAAGTGTCCGCTGGACGGTGGCTCCCAATGCCCTGGCGAACCCGCACCGGCACGATTCCTCTCAGCCAGCAATTGGCCGACGTTGTAGGGCACGCGATTCAGTTCGCCTCGGTCCACATCGATCATCCAGTGACGGCGCGTCTCCCCGTTCCACTCGTAAACCACGGTTACGTCGCTCGGCCCCTCTTTCGGCTTCTTGTCGATCTCGTAAGGAGCGCTAACGAGCCAACCCGCTGCGGTCAGTTCCACTGCTAGACCGTTAGCCTGTTCCGAGGTGGAAAGATTTTGCGCGAACATCGGGACTCGCTTGACGCCCTGAATCAACAGCGTACCCGGAGTGGGCGGAATGATGTACTCCGGGTATCTGTACGCTCTGGGCAAGTTGATGCTCTTGGCTTCCGCTGGCGTCATAATCAGCGCAGCAAACGTCGGCGGGGTTGCCCCAGACACGCCGACAAGCTGATGGTAAACGCCCGCACCCGCAGGGTCGAACCATGCCTTCAGCGGCTTGGTGCCATCGCAGGGCGGTGCCTGTACGCCAAATTTAGCCTCGTAACTCTCTCGCGTATAGCGAGGAAAAACCTCCAAACTGCTCAATAACTGACTCACTTCATGCCTCCTCTGCCAGCGGGATGTCATACCCACGAGCATTCAGCTTCGCTCTTACCTTGAATGGATCGGTCTTGCGCTTGCGGAGCTTGTTGTTGGCAACCTCCCAAGCATGGACGACCCACCCTACGGCATCCCAACCGGGACGCCCGTAGTCGTAATCTATTTCCGCTTCTACGATGCCCGTCCGCCGATGTAGCGTGATCTGCATCGAACAGGACCCTACATTCTCGCGCCAACTAGCGAAAGCATCTGACCCGTGGTTCTTGCAGAACTGCCAACGCCCGAAGTTGGCGTTACGGTTCAAGATGGGTTCTACGGCTTCAGAACACCGAAACACCACGCGATCCTGCTCCACACGCACCACTGGACCCACAATGGCATCTAGGTTGTAGTGCCGCAGGCCATAGATGACGTTGTTGAACGCTTGAATATCAGCGCGGGTCATGGTTCCTTCTGTGGTTTGTCCTCAATCTCAAGAGTGAAGTTTCCCGTTAAGCGAAGACGCTTTCCCTGCAATGTCTCCAAGTCGATCCCCATGGCTTTCAATTCAGCCAGCCATGTCCGAACGTACTGGTTAAGATCCGCAACGGTCTTCCTGCCGGCCTCTTCGCCAATTGCCATTTACGCCTCAATTAGTTCTTTGAGCGGCTTGTCCGGTGGAATCCCAACCCTGCTGGCAACGAACTCGGCATACTGCTTGGGGTGGTTGTTGTCCGCTGATGGCGCATACTTTTCAAACATCTGATAGAGGGTAGGACTCTTCCCTCCGTGCAACTTGCCGTCCACGTAGGAGTTGATCTGCTTCCGCAAAACCCGCCATCCCTCGGTCAACGCCTTGTCCTTGTCCCCGAAGGCCCACATCACGAAGTCCACGTAGCCCTTGTACTGGGGGTAGTAGGAACCATCGGCCCGTTTCCACGTTCGGATGTTTCCAGGGTTGCAGTTGCGTTGGGCCAAAGACGGCTCCTTAGAGTCTAAGTAGAAGCCCTCCATGGTCGCCATGGCTTCCGCCATCTTTTGAACCAGTTCGTCACGTGTCATCTATGGTCCAAGGCGTCCCACACTATTCGGTTGATCCATTGATCGTGCGCTTCATCGGCCTTGCGAAGCTCCGCGATAGATGCTTCTAGACGTGTCAACTTGGCGCTGGCGTTCCAGATCAGACCTGCAATGGTCAACAAGAGTCCAGCAACCCCGATGTTGAACCACTTGCCCATCACGGTGTTCCAGGCGGAGGAATCGGCGGCACCAGCGCATCCAACCCTTCCAGCGTGCTGAGACTAGCACCAGCATTGTCCGCCAATGCGTCGATTTCAGCCTGCGAGGGCACGTTGGCAAGTTGCGCTTCGAGTTCCGCAACTCTCGCTTCCAATGCCGTGATCCGTGTAAGTAATCTCTGGTAGTCCGCTGCGATATTAGGAAGTATCGCAGCGATACCATTCACTTTTTCGGTCAACCTTGCAAGGTCAGCCATGATGACCTCCAATCGTTTATCGACTCCCAATACTGCGGTGATCCAACCCATTCATATCCTAAAATTGGCTAGCGTCGTAGCCCCACTGGAATCGGTCACTGTCACCGCAAATGTCTTGGTGTCCTCCACAGTAGGGGTACCAGAGATAACGCCGTCCGCACTCAAAGTCAAACCCGTTGGCAATTCCCCCTCCGTAATCGCCCAAGTGTAAGGTGCAGTACCGCCCATCGCCGTCAGCGCATGCTTGTAGGGAACACCAACCACCCCTCCCGGCAGCGGCGTGGCTATCTGAAGCGTAGAAGCAGGCACCCCTGGAGTCTGCGGCATCAATGCTTGGAACTCAGGCAGTTTTAGGTAGACGTAGTGTTCGTAAAGCGAATCCCACACTGGAACAAGCAACCCAGATACCGGCCCGATAGTCTGCTGGGCCAGCAACCAGACACCAGCGGAAAGCAGAACTGCCAACATGAGTCGTTTCTTCATCTCGGCAAGAACCTCCCGGTCTTGGGATCTCGTGGTGGCGGATGTTCTATCCCATTCTCCGATTTCCGAGCGATCTGCTCTGGGCTGAACATCTCCCGTCGATCAGCAGGACCTAAAATCCCCCGCACTACACGGTCATGTACGTGGAGTATCCGTCTGATTGTTGTGCGGGGAGTCCATGCGGACGCCAACTCGCGCACCCGTTGGACGATGTGCGAAGGGTATCCGTGTGATGTAGCCACCTTACGCTCCGTAGTTGAACTTGACCCCGTTTCCGTTGGCAGCCACGTCAATGTAAATCAGGCTGAGATCGTAAAATCCTGGTGCCCCCGCAAATGGAAAAGTGATACGATCTCCAGCAGCAGCGCCAACCGGAGTAGCAAGCTCGTTTCCTCTCGTGGCGCTTACGGTATTATCCCCCACGTAGACTACTCCACCGTTGGTTGAGAGTGCCTGGATGATGACCCAAGAGGCGGATATTCGTGTGGCGGATAATGCTTCCCTTGTTCCAGCAGCCGCCACGGTCTTTGTACCGCTGTGCATTGGCATAGTTTTCTCCTCAACTCATCCTACGACTGCTGCAACGAGAACTCCATCGTTTGCATTGTCAGCGTCAACATACACGTCTCCCATGTTTAGGCCCCCAGGAGCATAGGGCAAACTTGCGCTGAAGGTCGGCAAGGAATTGGCTGTCGGTGGCGGAAGCACGCAGTACAATTCAGACTGTGCCACCCGGTTCATCGTAACCGAACCAATATACACATATCCGACATTAGTCCTTAGCGTCTGGATCATGAATCCGTTACAGGCCCGGTTCTTGGTCGGATCGGCCATGTTCACTGTGGCCCTGACCGTGGTTCCTGGAACCGCTATGGTGACCTTGCCAAGCGACTTGAGCACTATAGTCCTCCCAACTTCGGATTCGCGCTCGACACTCTGATCGTTGCAATCGCCAAAGCAGCCTGGGCTTCATAGACGACTGCGACCGGCGCTCCCGCAGTGGATCGCATCCTGCCAATGAACAGCCAGTGCAAGATTATCATCATGTGGGATCAACCTCAATGATCGGTATGGCAGCAGCATCAGTCGTCAACGCCGCCGACCAGGAAACGGTCGTGTCGTTTTCAGCAAACACCCTGAGCACGCCAGCAGCAGCAGATGTTCTGTTTCTCAGCGGGCGCAGGGCTTGGGTGACCGTTCGCCCGCCATCCGCTCCACCGGCCACATTCCGCCCCAAAAGCGCATCGGCGTTTTCAACCGCAGTGGGAACGTCTTGCACCAGAGAATGAACGTCGCTCACGAGAGACTGAACCACAAGCGCCCTAGCACTTGCTTCGCGTGCTGCACTCGTCGCCAGTACAGTCCTAGAGTATGCTGCCGCCGCTTGGCTTTGAGCATCGGATGCAAGCGACTGCGTGACGAGATTTCCCGCGACCGCCAGTTTAGCCTGTGAGGTTGCTGCCGTAGCCGCGCTGTAGGCTTGAACTGCCTTGCTATGCGTATCCGAGGCCAAACTCTGAACCAAGACGGTTGCCGAATACGTGCGGAGAGCCTGTGAAACTGCATCGCTGGCTAGGCTCTGAGCAAGCAACGCTCTTGAGCTAGCCTCGCGTGCTGCGCTTCTCGCCTGAACCGTCAGGCTATGAACGTCAGAAGCAAGGGACTGCACGAGAACCGCTGCGCTGTAGGCACGCAAAGCCTGCGAGTGAGTGTCCGAAGCCAATGATTGAATACCCGCCGCCTGCCCATAGAGGAGCAGGAATCCAGCAATACAAACACTGTGCGTGTCAGACGCAAGACTGGCGGCTACTTCCGCTTGACTCCAGCCTTTTGTAGCTGCCGACCATCCACGCGAAGCCATGCTCTCGGCGTTGGAAGCGTTAGTTGCGGCGATAATGGCGTTGGAAAGCGCCTTGGATGCCAGCGCAGCATTGACCGCTGCCATCGATTCGACATCCGACACAGCCGACTGTAGGTACAAGGCTCTAGAATTCGCTTGCTGCGCCGCACTTTTGGTCTGCGATGCGTCACTGTACGCCCATACTTGAGACGGGGTTACGCCTCCTGCCGCTAACACGGCTGAGAGTGTATCCGACACGAGCGACTGGATCACCAAAGCCCGACTATTCACCTGTTGCGCCGCGCTCCAAGTAGCACTGCCTCGGGCGTAGTACCAAATTTGAGAAGGTGTAGCGCCTCCGGCCCCTCCTATGACGGCGGAATACGTGCGTGCGGCTTGGCTGTGAGTGTCAGAGGCAAGACTTTGAACCACCAACGCTCTGGATGCTGCCTGCCTTGCGGCGCTAGTAGCCAAGACTACGTTCGAGTGTGTATCGGAAGCCAAGGATTGCACAACCAATGCACGTGAACTGGCAACTCTGGCCGCGCTACCAGCAACGACCGCCTGCGATTGAGCAGCTTTTGCGGCGCTTTGGGCATCCGAAGCCGCAGATTGCGTCACCAGAGCACGAGAAGAAGCCTCTCTTGCCGCGCTAATCGCCAGTACAACTTGACTGTGGGTGTCTGAGGCAAGCGACTGAATCACTAAAGCCCTGGAAGATCCTTCTCTGGCTGCACTAGTAGCAAGCACTGCTCGTGAATAAGATGCCGCAGCAGCACTCTGAGCATCTGAGGCAAGGGACTGGTTAAGCAGAGCACGGGAAGCCGCAGCAGTAGCTTGTACATTCGCCGCTGCCGCCGCGCTATACGCTTCAACTGCCTGACTGTGGGTATCGCTTACCAAAGAGTAAACGTCAGATACTAGAGATTGAATCACTAGCGTCCGGGCATTGGCTTGCTGTGCGGCACTCTTGATCGCTACGCCAGTTGCGTGTGCCCAAACTTGCGAAACAACGTCGCTGGCAGTGGTGACCACGCTGGTCACGCGGGATCGGAACACGCTATCCAAATCAGAGAGATTGGATTGGATTACCAATGCCCTGGAGTTCGCTTGCTGCACGGCGCTCCAGGTGGCAGATCCACGAGCGTAATACCAGACTTGGGAAGCAGTTGCGCCGCCTATCCCTCCAGCCAAAACTGCGGAGTAGGTATCTGAAACACCAGACAGTATCGCTACCGCTCTTGAATTCGCTTGCTGTGCTGCACTCCAAGTAGCAGACCCCCTTGCGTAATACCAAATCTGAGATGGAGTTGCGCCACCCGCTCCACCTGCCACCGCTGAATAAGTACGTGCCGCCTGACTGTGCGTGTCGCTCACCAACGAATACGTATCCGAAATCAGAGATTGAACCACCAAGGCTCTCGCGTTGGCTTGCTGTGCAGCAGACTTAACGGCAACCCCGTCTGCGTAGGCCCAGACCCGCGATGGCGCAGTTGCCGCGAGTGAATGGGTATCCGACGCGAGAGATTGAACAATTAAGGCTCTTGAAGATGCTTCTCGGGCGGCGCTGGCTGCAATAGTGGCTGCGCTGTGCGTATCGGAAGCGAGGGAAGCCGTCAACAAAACCCTGCTGTATGTTTGCACCGCCTGAGAATGTGTGTCGCTGACAAGAGATTTCGTTTTCACCACCAAGCTATGTGTATCCGACGCCAAGGATTGCGTAAGAATTGCGGCAGCAGCGGCACTTCTAGCAGCACTACGAGTTTGCACCGCCAAACTGTGGACATCCGAAACGAGGCTCCATGTGTCAGACGCCAGTGAAGCCGTCAAAAGCGCACGACTATAGGCTTGTTTCGCACTAGCCGCTGCGCTTCGGGCCGCACTCTTGATCTGTACCGTTTGGCTGTGAACGTCGGATACTAAACTCCAAGTATCAGAGGCCAAAGATTGCGTCAATTTTGCGGCAACTGTGGCGCTCCGCACCGAACTGCGTATCTGCACGGCTAGACTGTGGGTGTCAGACGCCAAGGACTGCGTGAGCAACGCATAAGCCGCCGCGCTGCGGGCCGCACTGCGGATTTGCACGGCAAGACTATGCACGTCTGAAACGAGGCTCCACGTATTCGAGGCCAACGATGCCGTCAACAAAGCACGACTGTATGCCTGCTTTGCACTCGTGACAGCACTTCTGGCCGCGCTCTTTATTTGCACGGTCTGACTGTGAACATCCGAAACCAATGACCAAGTATCAGAAGCAAGTGATGCAGTGAGCAGTGCGCGAGAATACGCTTTGACCGCCTGCGAAGCTGCCTTTGCCGCCTGAGAATACACCATACTGGTGGGGTACTTGTCGAATACCACGGGAATGAATTGCAGGGTGCAACTGGTGGCCGTGAACATATACATGCCCTGATCACCGTTGCACTCAGCAGCTTTCAAGGATTGACGGAATACACCCGACTTCACCAGCGAGGCAGCACGGGAAATGGTTCCCTTGGTGGCAACTGCGGCAGACCCATTGTTGACTAGGAGGTAGGAAGGTCCAGCAGCGGTAATCTGGGAAACGGTGGCTCCCTTAGCGTGCGAATTGTCACCCGTCTTCGTTAGGATGAAAAGGATTTGATTGCCCGCGTTTTTCCTAAAGGCCATATCAATTTCCTCCTATCGCACAAACATCGCCAGTTTTGCCACGCCCGCGTACTCGACCTCAAGATAGGGTGCTTTGCCGCTGCCGTTTTCGTACCAGTCGAAATCCACCAGATCCATCGTCACATCCGCTGGAGTCCCCGTTCCAAGAGTCATGCGTAATCCAGTGTAGTCATCCCTCGAAATACTGCCTAGATTGGTCAAGGAGGGAGAATGCCATACACCTTCCGCTATAGGGTTAGCCACAGTGAGCGCATCAGCCGCGCTCTCCAATGCGAAATCCGTGGCAACAGGAGGCCAACTGGCAGGGAGAAAGTATTCCCCATACAGTGAGTAGCCTTGCATGTCCGTAATGTTTGTCGTGTAGAACCATAGCTTGGCGGACGTAAGAGTAGCCCCAGGGGGGATAACGCTGGTGTTAAAACGCAGGTAGATATGTCCGAAGCAATAATCCCCAAACTTCCACCGCTCCGCCCTAGTGCTCTCCGTAAATACACCCAAAGTTGCGCCGAACCAAGAACCTGAACTCCCCCACCGGCTGCAATCATCCTCGGCTGCGCCCAAAGCTATGCTAGGCATCGCTACTCCACCTCGATGCTAGGGTCCAGCCGCCACGTCCCGCTGCCCAAGGCCGTCGTCAGGGTGGATACCCGCTGCCCGCTAGCCAGATAGATGTGCCCGCTCTCCAGCACCAGCCGCTTCAGCAGGGTCACCTGTGCCGGGGGCGTGGCCTCGTTGTACGCCTTGTCGATGCTGAACCGCGCCAATATCCCGCCATCGTCCTCCAGCCGGATCACGCTGTCCGTCTCAAACGGGTTCACCCCGTCCCACTCGCCCTCCAGGTAGCGCAGCGCACCGGAGGGCAGCACCAACCGCTCGACGATCACGATGGCCGTGCCCGCCGCGCCCCACGGAGGAGCGCCCAGAGACGCCCGGCCCGCTTGGGTAGCCACGATCTCCTGCTTGCAGCCGATGCCGTTATAACGCCACACAAGATCCAAACCCGCGCCGAAGTACCCCGGCCACGTCAGGAGGTTCCCGGTCTGTACCGGAGTCACGGTCTGCGGCACTGCGGCGATCTGCCTGACCTTGGTAGAGATGTTCAGCCAACCCAACCCGACGAAGCTGCCGATGACGGTTTTGCCCCGGTAGGTCCACTCCCAACTAGCGTCCGCCGCGTTCTGCCGGACCTGAAACTTGTTCTTCGTCATCTCATACCAGCCGGAGTTGAGGACCGGCACCGGGTCGATGGTCTTCCAGATTCCATCGTGGTAAAACCTCGGTCCAACCGCCGTGGTCACGCGGTACTTATTCGGCCCGATCTTGACTCGCTCACTGGTCTCGTTAATTACCATGTGAATTTATCTTCGGCTTGAACCCGACTACCCGGTAATCGCGCCACCCGTAGCCAGCGTGGGAGAGTCCATCTTCGATATGCCCGACATTGAACCCGGCACTCGCTAATTCCTGCTGCATCAGCGCACCTGTCCATCCCCACTTGTGCTGATAGCCCTCACGTCCCAACCTGAGTTGGGTTATGTCTCCGAAAATGCCCACGATGCTCTCAAAATCTCCTTGCTTGCAGTTCTTCACCGCCTTGCAAACATCTGGTCCTTCAACTATTATGTGGCCTCCCGGCTTTAACCAGAAGAAAATTCTGCGAAGCAGAGTACAGGCGTCGTCAAGGCTGAAGTGCTCAATGGCGTGGAACATAACCACTTCGTCCACGCTGGAGTCCTGGTAGCGTAGATCCAAGGCATCGCTGACCACATCGACATCAGGCCCCGGATAGGCGTCAATATTCACGTAGCCCTGAAGGATCATCTGGCCGCAACACAGATTTAATTTTGTGGTCACAGTCTGCCTCGATACCCCGTTTTCAGTCCTGGCACTATAGCCACTTGATTCACGCTGAACTCTGCCGGAAGCGACTTCAGATAGGAGAGAAAGGTCAGGATGCCGGTGTTGTGGTAGTTCGGCTCCGTCGCGCTGGTGGCCGGGATGACGAGGCTCGTCTCCGGGGCCTCGTTGTACCAGAATCCGCCATCGTCCTTCAGCCGTTGAAGGAACTTCTCGGAACAGACCATCGCCCGTCCGTGCGCTCTACCGTTAGCTTCCGCTTCAGCCTCACTGGAAAAGAGAAACACTTGATCCTGCTGTACGCCTTCGATGGTGTTCAACGCTTCCTGTGTGATTAGGTTGTCGTCATGCGTGAAGAGGACGCGCCCGCCCTTCCACCGCTTCTTCAAGTACCAGTCATAGCAACCGAACTCCAAACCAAGGTTGCGGATTACGGTCGAGTTCTCCAGTGCCATCGGCGGCTGCTTGTGGCAGACCCAGAAGACGAAGGGGCCGAGGGATTCCATGGCCTCAACAAACGGCTTATGGAAGTACCAGCCTGCAACACAGACATTCATAGAAACTTCTCGTAGATCCTGACTGACTCGGCCACCGTGTTACGAACGTCGTGGTGGTCTTCGGCCCACTTGCGGTAGTTCACCTTGTCATAGTTCTCGAAGCATTTAATGAGCGCAGCGGCCATGGAGTCTACGTCGTACTCGCAGATCCATGGATACTCAAACTCCTTGTAGCCGGGGCTGATGAACGCCTTGCCCGCGCCGAAGGCTTCGATGGATCGGGCGTACAGCGGGTGCAGTGCGCTCACCACGATGTCCACGCGGTTCAGCAATAGGTTGACTTCCTCCGGTGTCGCCACCGGCCCGCTAATGGTCCGCAGAAAGGTCCACCAATGCGCGTGCGAATTGAGCGCCTGAAAGGTGTCGAGCATTTTTTTCTCGCTGACGTTGTACAGATGGAACCGCGCGTTGGGGAACTTCGCGTGAACTTGTTGCATCGCCACCAGCCAGTAGAGCGGGTTGCGGGTGCTGCGGATGTTCTCGTAGTACAGGACGGCAGGCTCACCGCTCAGACGCTCCGTGATGCCGGGAAGAGGCTTGTACACGTCCAGGTCGATGCCTTTTGTGACCAAGTAGGTGTTGGGGTGGACGGCCCTCCAGAGCGGTAGTTCTTCCTTCCGCATGGAAATGAAGCCGCTGCACATGGGGGCCATCTCGACCGTCGCCCGCATCGAGATCCCGTTACCGACGCTCGACAGCGGTTCCCCATGCGTCCAAAGGAACTTAGGCTTGCCATCGTGGTACTGTGACTGGTCCAGTTGATGATGTGCTGCCGTCACGTCGTAGCCGTTCCCGTGTCCGTAGATCAGGCCACCATTCGGTTGGCGCACTACTACACTATGACCCGCTAGTTCTTCATATTTGGCGAGTTCAAGGGTAGTGGTCCCTAACCCAGAGGCTTCCTTATTCATCAAGTGTTGGATCTTCATTTTAAGGTCTTTGTGTAGGCATACTACGAGCAATTCCGCGATTCATGCCGAGGTTAATCCCGCTAAAAGCCTCAACGTAAGCCGTTGCCGCCTTATACGTCACGATCAGCGCGGTCCAGTAGTCTTTCGTGTCTCCTGTAATACTGGCGGTGTAAGCCGCAGTTGCGCTAACTACTTTATACGCATCCCGCACATACCGGGAACTCGATCCGCCCTGTCCCTGAAGGGCCACAAAGGAATCGTCCCAAGTTCCTCCAGGATCTGTAGCTATGTCATTACCCACAACACCGAAAAGCAACTCATCGGCCTGCGTGGTAGTATCGCTGGCTCCAGAAGAAGGAGTCGTGCTGCGGCCAGAAGCACTCGCACTTTGATCGACCGGGGAAGCAGCAAGTCCCGTAACCTGCGAAACCGTTGCGGAGAGTTCGTATGAGTTCGCTGGAGTCACAACCACGCTGCCGGTGGCTCCTGTTACGCCATGCAGGGTGAATAACCAAATCTTATTGTGGGTAAGGTATGTAATGCTCTTGTTGGAGGTCAGGGAAATGCCATTCCAGGTCACCGTGCAAGTGGCGGTGGGTGTTGTATTTTGGATGACAGAAACAAATACGGATGCTCCCTCCGCAATCGCAATAGACGCAATCGTAAGATTACCCGAATCAACCGTTCCCTTTCCCTTCGCTGTGACGGCTATTGCCGCGACAAACTGCTGAATCGCTTCGTTCCACTTCCACAGGGGCCAATTGCACGCACCCTTACACCGGCAACGATACCACTGGTCGGGCCGAACGGGATTCAGCCGCCGCGCAGGACGATACAGCAACCCCTCGCGGGTCCAGCGTTGCCGCCCGAAGTCAACGACGCGAGATTGGACGATATTGCTCATCTCACGTACAGCAGAATCTTATTGCCGATCACCCACTGCGCCTGTGTGGGTTGCCAAACGTGAGCCGGAATACCCTGCTCAACTTGTCCACCTTCCTGTGGGTATTGAACGCGGGAATTATACAGGAGCACCAATTTCATTCCCGCCAGCATCCTCTCGTAGAGCAGTTGCAGCAGTTGCGTTGTCCCCGGTTCCACGGTGAACCACGCCGTCAACACGTCGATCTGACGTAACTCTCCCACGCTCAACTCGAACACATCCCTGGTGGTGACGTTACGCCCAAGCGCCTGAGCCTGCGCGACTAGGGTGGGACTTAACTCATACCCAATGCTGCTCTTGGCCCCCATCGCCAATGCCTCGGCGCAGAACCGGCCATCCCCCGCACCCAGATCAGCGTGCCGGACGTTCCTGCCCACTCCGCCGAGGGCGAGCATGGCGTGTACGACTTCCGGCTCCAGGCCCACCCAAGGGTCAAGCTCTTGAATCATGGCTACTCAGCGCCCTTAGCTTATTCTTCACCCAAGCGCAGAAACGCTCCCACCGGCTAGCCGGCAGAATCCCCACACCACCGAAGACCTCCTCCAGCGACCAGCCGCGAGGAAGCTCCAACACCGTCAGGATGGGGGGATTATCTCCAAGTACGGGATTCTTCGTGACTTCGAGGCACGATCCGCTCAGGCGCATTGGTTTTCCTTAGCAGTTTAACACCACATCGGGATTACTCTTGTGACCGGGAGGGCGTTTGAGGCCCGTAGATGACCTCCACTTCGTCCTGAACGTCTGCGTTGGGTTGAACGATCCCTTGGGAGAGCAGTTCCAGACGGTAGAGTGATTCGATCTGCTTCAGACTCTCGGCAATCTCCCGCAGAGACCGGGCGGCGTGCAGTACGCTGAACCAACGGTCGGAGAATTTCATGCGCCTCTCAAGGCTTCAGCGGGACTTCCGGTGCGGCTTGCGAAGTCTTCAACTTCTTCGTTGGATCAATCACTAGGGCAAGGTTCATGCACAGCAAGTGCGCGAACTGATACGCCCAGATGTAGAGTTTTGACGATCCCTCTTCGGGCCGTGGGAGTGCCTGAACGAAGCACTGAAAGACGAGATAAGCGGCAACCGCCCACAGCGGAATGGAGACATTCAACAATTGTTCCATGACGTTCAATCCTCGACGTGACCTTCATGCGAAATGCGGTCCCTGGAAATTTGCGCCGACAGCAATTGCGCCCGTATGGAATCGAACCCGATCTGCACTTTCTGGTCAAGTTTGTCGGCTTGATGCTCCAGTTTCACCAACTGAGCAGCAAGACTGTCATGACGCTCTCTACAGAGTCCGATGCCGACGTATCGCCCGTTTAAGCTCTTGATGATCGTGTCTGCGATAGTAGCGCGGATGAAAAGAGAGACAATTGCTCCCCCGATGCCTAATCCGCCGAAAGCAACAGCCGCTATGTCTGCTGGAGTCATCGCCGCATCTTCCCTTTCATTGTACTAGCCGGTCTAACACTTCGCAGACAGTTTACTACGGGAATGTCCGAAATTAAATCACCCAACGGGTTCAAATTCAGCCTCTTGGATGACAGGCGGCTTTTCCAGTGCCTCTAGTTCGTCCAGCACGCTTTCGATGGACCCGGTGTTGACGTTCACGTTGACCTGGGTTCCCTTGCTCTGCTGAATGATCCCGGTGGACTCCAGAAGCAGTTTGCGGCTGGCGATGTCACCCGGTTCCCTGACCAGCATCGTGCCATGGCAGAGCGGACACTGCTTTTTGCCTATCCTGCCCGAACCGGAGCACAGCGGACAAGGCTTTTGAGTGCTTTCGGAGTCCTTGGCGGTGTCCTCGGCAATCTTGGGCAGCGCATTGAAGGAAGTCATCAGGTAGCGGGCAATCTGGTGCTTGCGCCAGAGGTCTATGAGCATCAGAGGGCTGATGCTGTTCTTCCGGGCCAGGGCACTGACCGTCCATTTGGCTACCTTGTAGCGCGGATCGCAGAGATCCACGAGAAAGGCCACCATGCGCGGGGAACTGTCGGTAGCCAGCGCCAGTTTCAGTTCTTCGATGTCGCCGGCCATGCGCTCGATGAACTTGTTGTGGAAAACGTCGATGTACTCGGAAGGTTCGACGTAGCGGGCGGCGCGTTCCATGGGGACGATCTCGCCCTTTTTGACGATGCGGTCTTTCCTGAAGGGGTTCTTTTTGCTGACTTGTTTAATCATCTCTTGGCGCGTTTGGGGAGTCCGGCTTCTTTGGTCGAGGCGAACTTGTGCAGTTCGGCCTTGGACATCTTCGCCATGCCGCGATTGCGCTTGTAGAGTTGATCAGGGTGATGAGAGGCAATCGCCATGGCGCGGCGCTGCGCCTTGCTCGTTGCGGGCATATCTATACCTCAGTCTGATTCTACGCTACCCTTTGCGCTGCGGCCACAAACGGATAATCGTCTTTTCCTCTTCGCTATGAACAGCGGGCAGCACCGTCATCTTCCCGTTGAACGAAGCAATCGAATCGTTCGCCAACACGCCAGCCTTCACCAGCACGTCCAGGATAGCCGACAGCCGGTTATCGCGGTCAGAGCGGCCACCGCTGACGTAGAACGTCACTTCCATTTCAGGGTGCAGTAGCGGATCGAGCTTCCACAGAGAGCGTGCCTGAAGAATCAGCGCATCGAGTTCCTTGTTGACTTCCTTGCGCTGGTAGATGCCTCCGGCGCGGGGCCTCCAGGTGTTCTTCTTCGACGGCACATGCCCGAAAAGCTCGATCACGTAAGGCAATCGCTTCGGCAAAGACGAGTA